GAAGGGTCCGGATGGTATTCGCAAAAGCCGCTGGGCCATCATTCGAAACACCAACCCGCAGCTAAGAACAACGACAATCAAGACTTGGCTGGACTGGTTTCCAGAGAATGACTGGGGCAAGTTTACTTGGTCGGTGCCGTATACCCATCACATCAAGAAGGGTGACATTGACCTTGAAGTTATTTTCTTGGCTCTTGACCGCCCTGAAGACGTTAAGAAACTACTGTCTCTCGAACTTACTGGCATCTGGATTAACGAAGCGCGAGAGATTCCGAAGAGCATTATTGATGCCTGCACGATGCGTGTTGGTCGCTTCCCTTCTATGCGTGATGGCGGTCCTTCTTGGACTGGCGTTATTGCCGATACCAACGCGCCTGAAGAAGATCATTGGTGGCCCATCATGGCTGGTGAGGTTCCAATCCCAGACCACATCCCGCGCGAACAGGCCAAGATGCTGGTCACTCCAGACAACTGGCGGTTCTTCACGCAGCCCGCTGGCATGGTTGAAGTCCGGAATGATGAGGGTGAGATTGATGGATACAAGCCAAATCCAGAGGCCGAGAACCAAAAGAACATGATGAAGTCCTACTACCCGAATCTTATTCAGGGTAAGACTAAGTCATGGATTGATGTCTATGTGATGAACAGGCTCGGCCATGTTCAGGAGGGCAAACCAGTGTATCCAATGTTTGCACCAGACGCCCACATCGCCAAGGAAGAGATTCCTGTTGCCGCTGGATCGCCAGTCTATGTTGGCGTTGACTTTGGCCTTACGCCCGCCGCTGTGTTGGCCCAGAAGATCAGAGGCCGCTGGCTTATCCAGTCCGAGATTGTGGCTGTTGACATGGGCATTGTGCGCTTTGCGGAGGTGCTGCGAAATGAATTGTCCTCTCGTTTCTCAGCCTGTCCGGAAGTTCATATATACGGAGACCCTGCTGGTGACTTCCGCGCGCAGACTGATGAGTCTACTCCGTTTCAAATTCTACGAGGCGCAGGACTTCGTGCATTCCCTACGCACTCCAACTCCGTCGATCTACGACTTGAGGCTGTCTCCTCTCAGCTAACGAAGATGATTGAGGGCAAGGCTGCGTTTATGATCGACCGCCGTTGCCCGATTCTCATTAAGGGCTTTGAAGGCGGCTATGCCTACAAGCGCATGGAAGTTAGCGGTGAGCGTTACGCCGACAAGCCAGACAAGAATATGGTCAGCCACGTTCACGATGCGCTTCAGTATCTTATGCTTGGTGCTGGTGAGGGCAGAGCATTGATGAATAATCAAAAGCCAGTCCAGCCCGTAATTGCAAAGCGAGACTTTGACGTATTCAACAAGAAGCCCAGAGGTCAACGCAGACAGGGCTTGTGGGCACGGCTTTAATTGTGCGTTGATCTTATTAAAGGTTGATGCTTTCAAGGCTACAAACAAGGAGACAGCACATGTGTTTTGGACCTTCGGCGGCTGAAAAGAGGGCCGCAGCAGAGCAACGTGCAGAAGCAGAGATTGCAAAGCGTCAGGCCATTGAGGAGCGCGCGACTCAAAAGCGCGAAGACATTTCTACCGCACTCACTGCCACAACCGCATCGGCAGGAAAGCGCGGCGGGACTGGTCGTCGTTCCCTCTTCACCTCAATGATGGGTGGCGCTGGCTACGCAAGCAGGTTCAAATAATGGAAAATGTCGCAAAGAAATATCTTTCGCGCTACGAAAAGGCTAAGGCTTTTCGCGAGAACTGGGTGCCCCTCTTTGAGGAGTGCTATGAGTATGCGCTTCCGCAGCGAGAGTCTTTCTATACGGAAACTGCTGGTCGTCGCCGTGACGATAAAATCTTCGATGAAACTGCGGTGGTTGGCGTTCAAGAATTTGCCAGCCGCCTTCAGTATGGCATCGTTCCAAACTTTGCGCGCTGGGCTGACTTTGTTTCTGGTTCTGAGGTTCCGCCTGAAGAGCGTGATCGCGTAGACAATGAACTGGATGAAGTCACTGAGTATGTCTTTGACATCCTTCAGAACTCCAACTTCAGCCAAGAAGTGCATGAGTCCTTCATGGACTTGGCTGTTGGCACTGGAATTCTCTGCGTAGAAGAGGGTGATGCGGTAAATCCCATCGTATTCTCCGCAATCCCGCTACCACATGTTGTGCTTGATACTGGACCAGACGACAAGATTGATCATGTATTCCGTGAGCGGAAGAATGTTCGCTACGATCATCTGCCGCTTCTTTATCCCAAGGGCAACTTTGATCCAAAGGTCCAGTCGAAGATTGCCTCGGATCAAACCACCAATGTTCTTGAGGTAGTCTGCCGCGACTACTCGAAGAAAAATGAAGAAGCCTATCTTCACTATGCGATCTGCATGGAAACAAAGACCATCCTTCATACGAAGGAAATGCGTGGTAACGGGTCCAACCCGTATGTCTGCTTCCGCTGGTCGAAGTGCGCTGGTGAAGTCTATGGTCGCGGTCCGCTGATTAACGCGCTGTCGGCAATCAAGACCACGAACCTCACCATCGAACTCATTCTTGAGAATGCTCAGATGTCTATCTCTGGCATTTATCAGATGGAAGATGATGGCGTTATCAATCCAGATACGATCCAGCTTGTTCCCGGCTCTATCATTCCGAAGGCAATGGGTAGCCAAGGACTACAGCCAATCCAAGCCGCTGGTCGATTCGATGTTGCCCAACTAGTCCTCAGCGATATGCGCCTGAACATTAAGAAGGCTCTCTACAACGACATGTTGGGCAACCCCGACAAAACGCCAGCGACCGCAACAGAAGTCGCGGAGCGCATGGCTGACTTGTCTCGCCGCATGGGCGCTGCCTTTGGCCGCCTTCAATCTGAGCTGGTGCAGCCTGTTCTTCAGCGTGTGATCTACATCCTGAAGAAGCAGGGGCGCATTGAGGTGCCTACGGTCAATGGCCGTGAGGTAAAGATTCGCGCGACCTCTCCGCTTGCTCAGGCTCAGGCCAACCAAGACATCTCCAGCGTTGCTCGCTTCCTTGAATTGGTGGGCGGGGTCTTTGGTCCAGAGATGCTCCAGCTTCTTATTGACGGCGAAGAGACCGCCGTCCACCTCGCCAAAAAGTTTGGTGTGCCAGAACGCTTGATTCGCGATGCAGAACAGCGTAAGCAAATAGCTGCAATAGCGCAGCAAATGGCACAACAACAGGGAGCGGGGGTTGTCCAACAAGGTTAATATCGGAGTTGATGGCTATCAGCGTAGCGCTGAAGCTGACTTGCAGATAAGCCAAAACGTAGCGCAGGTATTTTCTTCACCGACTGGGAAGGAAGTCCTGCGCTATCTTCGCTCCATTACCATCGAAATGGTCCACGGGGCTAACGTATCTACGGAAGAATTGCGCCATGTTGAGGGCCAGCGTTATCTCGTTGGCTTGTTGGAGCGTCGTATTGCCCATGCACATAGGAGCAAAGAATGACTGACTCATTGATTAGCGAAGATCAGGCAACTGCGCCTGATTCGACGGAAGCCGCTTCGGCAGACCTCCCCTCCCAAGATCGTCCGGAGTGGCTTCCTGAGAAATACAAAACTGGTGAAGACCTAGCAAAAGCCTACAAGGAATTGGAGACAAAGCTAGGAGCAAAGGACACTGACCTTCGCCAGAAGATCATTGAAGAATTGCAGGCTGAGGCATACAGCGACCGCCCCGAGTCTGCTGGTGATTATCAACTTCCAGAGATTGTTGATGAATCTATGGCCGTTGATAACGAACTTCTTCAGTGGTGGGCAGAGCATTCCTTCGAGAACGGTTATTCCCAAGAGGAATTCCAGAAGGGCATTGAGATGTATGCTCAAGCTATCTCTGGAACGCAACCTGACCTAGAAGCGGAAGCCAAGCGCCTTGGTGACAATGCAAATGACCGCATCAATGCTGCGTCTGCATTCGCCAATAAATTCTTTCCGCAAGAAGCCTTGCCAGCCATTGAGCGGATGTGCGAATCTGCCGATGGCATCATTGCTCTTGAGGTGATTATGGATGCGCTAAAGGACGGCTCGTTCTCTTCTGACTCCACGCCTGCTGGTCGTCTTGACGAAGGCAAGCTGCAAGAGATGATGCGTGATGAGCGTTACTGGAAGACGCGCGATCCGCACTTCATCAAGGAAGTGAGCGAAGGATTTAAGCGCCTCTATGGCTAAACCACTGATAAAACATGACACGCTAGAACTTCACCCACTTCGTGAAAAGCATGTCATGTCTTTGCATCAGACGCTTAGCACTGAGAACATTCGAGAGTTTCAGGTTCTCTATGAAATTGATCCTCTCGAATCCCTTCTCAGCGTTGTTGGCGATCAAATGGCCCACGTCATTAAGAGTGGCGATCAGGTTTTAGCCATCTGCGGTGCTAACGATGGGCAGCTATGGACTGTCTTCTCTAGAGATATAAAGAAACATTGGCGCACCTTTGTTAAGGCATCGCCAAAGCTGATTAACTTCTATCACCAATTCTATGATGAACTTTGGTGTGAGGTTTGGTCAGAGAATACATTCATCCACAACTGGCTTGTTCATCTCGGCTTCGACATTCAGTATGTGGTAGATTATAGCAACGGACAGCAGGCTTTGCGTTTTGTGCGTTGCAAAAACTGGTCCAATGAGTTTGATTCAGCACCATCACGGCCCGTGATACACTGAGAGGCCCGAAAGGACACCCTCGCTGAAGTGAAGTAACGGATACCCGTCCGACAGCAACTTCATAAAGGGAATGCCTCAAATGGCTAACACTATCGACCAAGCCTTCATCAAACAGTTTGAAGCAGAAGTCCACCTCGCATACCAGCGCACTGGCTCGAAGCTGCGCGGCACCGTTCGCTCGTCCAATGTGTCGGGTTCGGTTGCTCGCTTCCAGAAGATCGGCAAAGGTTCCGCATCGACCAAGACTCGTAACGGCGCTGTGTCGGCAATGGAACTCGTGCACTCCAACGTCGAAGTGACGATGGCTGACTACTATGCAGCGGAATACATCGACAAGCTGGACGAACTGAAGACCAACATCAACGAGCGTCAGGCAGTGACTCAATCGGCTGCTGCTGCTCTGGGCCGCAAGACCGATGAACTCATCGTTGCTGCTCTGGATGCTGGTGCAAACGCAACCGCAATCGCAGACGTAACTGGCGCTCTGGTCAAGGCTGACCTGCTGGTTCTCTTCGAAACCTTTGGCGAAGCAGACATTCCGGAAGATGGTCAGCGCTATCTTGCAATGTCGCCCGCAGGTTTCGCAGACCTGTTCTCGATCACCGAGTTTGCCTCGTCCGACTATGTTGGCCCGCAGAATCTTCCGTTCGCTGGCGGCATGACGATGAAGGAATTCCTCGGCTTCAAGATCTTCTCGACCTCGGCAGTTGCTGGCGGCAAGAACTTTGCATACCACACCACGGCTATCGGCCTTGGCGTGAACGCAGACGTTCAGACCGAAATCAACTACGTCCCCGAGAAGGTTGCACACCTTGCCACGTCGATGATGTCGATGGGTTCCGTTGCTATCGACAGCAACGGCATCTACGAAGTCCTCGATAACAACTAATAGGGATGGGGGGCGAAAGCCCCCCAACTTCTCATGCCAGCAAATACCGCTATTAAAATCTGCTCGCGCGCCTCCATCCTCATGGGCGGCAATCCCATTTCATCGTTTGCAGAAGGAACTGCCGAGGCGGATATTTGTGATGCAATGTATGAAGACATTGCTCGCGCCGCGCTTACCAACACGCGCTGGCGCTTTGCCACAAATCAGGAACAACTCTCTCGCTTGGTAAGTGCGCCCGCTGGACGCTTCGATGCTGCATATCAGCTTCCATCTGGGTGCCTTATGGTTAATGCGGTGACGGTCAATGACGATCCGTTGATCTATGACACTTACGGCGACATGATTTACTGCGATGCCTCCACAAATGATGTGGTCATTGCAGACTTTATCTTCCGCGCAGATGAAAACAACTGGCCTCCGTATTTTACCATTGCGGTTGAGTATGCAATGGCCGCTGTTCTTGCGACTTCTGTTGCGCGCGATGGTCAACTCACTCAGCTTATGGAGACCAAGGCTGCGACGTTGATGATGCAGGCTCGCCGCCTAGACTCTCAGCAGCAGACTACTCGCAAGCTGAATACATCGAGGTTTATTGCTCAAAGGCGTAGCTGATGCAGAAGGTTCGCGTTCCAATCAACAGCTTTCAGTTTGGTGAGGTAAGCGACTCCCTTCTGATGCGGACTGACAGTCCTGTGTATAACTCCTCGGCTCAGTCCTTGGAGAATATGATTGTTATGTCAGAGGGTAGTGTTCGTAAACGCGATGGACTGAAGCATCGCTATACATACTCTGGCATTACGTTTGATCCTGCCCATCCCGCGCAATCGCACCTCTTTAACTTCTCATTCTCCGATGATGAGCAGTATTTGATTTCTATTGAGCATGAGCAGATCAGATGCTTTCGCCTTGATAGCGACACCACAATCACTCTTGTTTCAACAATAACTGCCGATACCAACTCGGACCCACTTCCGTTCGATCAGGATTATTTGCAGGAGTATACCGTTGCTCAGTATGGCGATGTGATGTTCATCTGCCATCCTTTGTTCATGCCGCGAATGCTAATCCGGACCAGCCTGACCGCATTTGAGGTTACG